CTAAAAGGGGGCGACGGGTTCACCGAAAGCGACGCCGAGTTCGGGATCGTTTGAGAGGTTGGTTTCAAGTTCGTCCGAGGACGTTGAAACGGTCTCTGGCTTGATTCCTCGGCAGATGGCGCAATCACAAGGGACACCGGACTTGATTTTCATTTGATGCACTGTGTCACCGGCTTGGTTGCGCAGCTCGTTGAGCCAGCGACTGAGTGTCCATTGAATCTGGCTCAATTGTGAGCCGCAATATTTCTTCTGGCCGGATGCTTTATCGATCCGGAAAATGGGGCGAGCGTCCAGGTCCATTAAAGTCATTCCACGCTCAGGCCTGTCCAATTTCCACCATCGGTTTTTATCCGCCATTATTTTGGCAAGGTCGGCGTTCAGGTTTTCGCCGCGATACAACTCAAGGCAGGGGATTATTTCCGTGAGGATTTGGTTGCGCAAAACGCGAGCCTGGTTAAGTGACGGGTCAATCGTTTCCTTAGCAGCTTGGATGCTTGTCCCCTGAAGCACGAGTAGTTCATTAAGGACGCGCGTGAATCCGTCTGTGCGATCAACTTCTGTTAGCGAATTAAAACCGCAGCCGGTCAGCAACTCTTTACGCTCCGAATCGATCTGGGCGGTGGTCATTCCAGCGGCTCGGGTCCAGTTCATGACCTTGCAAGTATTACCCCACTCACGCCAGAAGCGTTGTACCTGAGCCGAGGAAAGGTTCATGGATTAAAGGGAGTCAGGTGCATCACCTTGCCGCGATTTTTTAAAGCCCTCGTGACCTGATCAGCGTGTTCGCTGCAATATCTAAAACCAGAATTGCGCTTCCATGTGGCAGGCTGATTGCAGCGGTGTGTTCCCTCTGGTCCGTGTATATTAAATTCACAGCCAGTGGGGTCGGCTGGAGGGGCAAGCTTTAATGCTGTCGTGGAAGTATTCATTACTCGGTTTCCACCATGGCCTCAACGAGTTTCGAGATCAGCTTGTTTATCAGCTTTTCCACCTCTCCCGAGACGCGCTTACATAACACCTTTTCCCCTGCCCCTTCAATGCGGCAGCCGAGCCGTTCCAGTGCTTCAGCAGAAAGGGTTTTTACGCCATCCATATTGACCTCCTCAATGGTCCGGATCAGCCAGTCGATATCATCCTTGTGATATTTCTTGAGGAGCTTGATCACAGTGGCTTCGTCCTCGAATACCAGTTTACCCTGGCTGGTGGTATAGCCAACCTTGACGCCGTGGATCGTCAGGGTTTTGGGTTTAACAAACATGGAGGTGCCTGCGGTTTCCAACAGGCTCGTGAGTTCAGCCTCACGTTGGGCGACTTCGGCGGCTTGCCGCTTGATAGCAGCCAGGTGTTTCTTTTTGACGGCTTCAAGATCGACCTCTAGGTCGGCAATGAGATGCTCCAGAATGGCACTGGATTTTTCGTAGCGTTCACAGCCAGTCTCGATTTGAGCGAGTGTGATCTGGCGGCCCGCAATGTTTTCATTTGTGCTGATCATGATAGGTGACTTGTGTAGGCGGCCTCGGTGATGTTGGTGGTGAGGAAATGCGGGGCGAGGCCGCCCAGCATGCTCAAAAAGATTGGTGCGCCGGATTTGATCTGCTCGATTTCCTCCGGCGTCGGCTTCCAGGCGATGGCAACGAACCGAGCGCCGTCCAGGTTGCCTCCGCGAATTTTTCCGGCGAGCGCAGGAATAGATAGAACCTGTGAAGCGTCCAGGTCGGAAGGTGCGCCGAACACGCAATTGGATTCAGGAAAGTCAGTGGGGATCATATCTGGTAGTTGCCTGGGATCAGGTCTCTCTTGGACGCCTCGGCAACGATGGCCGCGCGCATTTCCGGCGCGAGATGTTCATTCTCCAATTCCTTTTTAATCCGGTCGTCATCCATGATGGCGGCAAAAAACTCGCGCGCCTGGTTGCCGGATATTCTGATGCTTTTTCGGAAGATGGTTTTGCGTGCCATAAAATTCAGAGGATGATGTAAGCCAGCAATAAGACTGCCGCGCAGATCGCCATCCAGATGGCATCCGTGAGCCATTGGCGCGGAGTGCCGAGGTTGCGGAGCGTGCCGATGGGGTGTGGAAAAAGGGATTTCATAATTCCACCTCGAATAGTTGTTGCCGTCCAATCGCGGGGATTGGCACTTTCAGTTTTGTGATGTCTGTCAGAATCCAACCGTACCGGCCCGGTGAATAATCTCCCAAGGCGCGTTCGAGTGGGCTGATCGTGTTCAGCATGTCGGTGCGGACGCATTCGACGAGGTTTGCTTTGGCAACGATGCAGCCGAAGGGGAGCCAGCCGAACCGCTCTTCGCCCGAATCATAGAACGCCTCAAACATTTCCCGATGTTCGGCCATTAAACGGTAAAATTTTTGATTAAGATCGGGGCCGGTCTTTTGCGCGGCGTGAATTGCAATCGGGCCTTCGTGATAGGTCCGCCAGGAACGGGTTTCGATTTTCTTGACGCCGTTGGCGATGGCTGAGGCCCAATGTTGCCAGAGGGAAATCGCCTTCATTTTTCCCTCCACAGGATCAAGCGAATCACGACAAACCACAGACCCAGCATAATGCTCAGTTGTTTGACGACCGTGAATTCTCCATCTGGGACTCTGCCAAACTGCAGTGTTATCCCAAGGCCGCGCGCATAGCCTCTGCCTGGGCCGGTTTTGAAGAATTGCAATTTCATGGTTTGGTTGGTTCGACGTTGCTCACCGTCATGCGCGGGGAATTGTTCAAGGCGGCGCTCATGGTCAGTTGAGGTTGTAGTTGCGCACCAGCATGGTGTGGGCGGAACGGAATGCCTGGAGGATGGAGAGCTTGCCCCGGCTACTCTTGATCTCAGCGGCGAGCTTGAGCTGCTTGTGGACACTTCGGTAATGGCCATGTTCCTTGGCTACCTGCTCACAGAGGTCAATCAATTCCGATTTATCGGAGTCCAGGCAATGCGGCACGAGGGTGTCAATGAGGTGGACGAGCAAATGGCGGTCAATGCCGTCCTCCTTGTTGGTGATCTCAAAATGCAGGCCGACGCGGCTGAAGCGTTGGGGGTCGTCTTCGAGCTTGGACAGCAACGCAAACGTGCCAGCCAGGCCGAGCGGGCACTGGGTCGCGTCGTGAAAATCAATCCACCATTGCAGCGCGGGCCGCGTGAGCTTGTGCGCGTCGTCAATGATGATCAGGCGCTGGGAGCCGCGAAGATTCCTCACGGTGCATAGGACGCGCTTGGTCTTGCCGTCGTAGCCCGTCCGTCCGGCCATCTCAAACATGCTGTTCTCGACGCTGTGCAGATCGTTGCTCCAGCAAAAGGTGCGGTAGTGAATCGCCGTGGGATTGTTTTTAACGAAGTGTTCAATTCCGCGTGTCTTGCCTTCGCCGGACTCGGCTAGGACCACGCCGATGTCGCTGGTCTTCCGGATATATTCCAGGGCGTCGCGTAACTGGTCGGTGATCGTGGTCTGCGTGGTTTCAACTCCGCTGGCGCGGCGGCGTGTTTCATTTTCAAGCAGGTCGTTTATGGAGCGTTCGAGCTTGGGGATATCACCGACGTAGATACAGCCTTCCTCGTTCAGATACTGGCTGACTTGTGAGCTGCTAACGCCAAGGCGTTTGGCAATCAGGTTTCGGCTCCAGCCTGTGCAACCAAGCAGGTCGATGAGCCGTTGGCGCAAAACTTTGTCGTGCGCACGGACCTTGGGGGCGTTGCCTGTTTCTGGTTGTGGGTCGCGTTCTTGTTGTTCTGGATGTGATAACATTTTATTTTCCTCCGGTGGTTTGTGTTTTGTTATGCTGACAGGTTACGCAACGCCTCGCGTGCGGCGCGGTGATCCGCGTCGCGGCGTTGGTCTCTCTTTTTCGTTTCGACTTTCTCTTGCTTTGTGCTTGTGATGGCTGCGCTAACTGCGTTAGTGCCAATAATGCTGGCGCATTCTGGAACTGATCCAGTCACCACAAAATTTTGAAGCTGCTCGTTGTGCTCGCGCATGACTTCTAGCTGCGCGATCTCAGGGCCAGCTAATTCGCGGGCGGTGGCCAGCGCGGCCTTACGGGCGCTCTGGGTGTAGCGCATGGCTTGTTCGAGGGCGGCGCGGTCCAGGTACTCGGTGCGACCGCGCAGATACCAGGTGCCGTGGAACCGGCCGTCGCCGCTTGTGACGTGCAGGAATTGCGGGTCCTGCGGATGGAAGTAGCACAAGCATTTGGTGCCAGGCGGCAGCGCCAGGCCGTCCGGCGCTTTGAAGGTGAGCAACTTACCTTCGTGCGTGAATTCAATCTCTCCGCTGGTCTCGACCGGGCGCTGGCGCACAGTGTGTTCCAGGAAGCTCTTGATGATATCGGGTGAGCATTGATCCCATCTTTCCACAGCCCGGATCAGGCGCATGGCGCGTTCTACCGGCTTCTCCTTGCGCTTTCTAAGCGGGCCGGTCTGGCCCTTGGGAACTTCAGACACCGGACACCACTTCCCGTCCACGAAGATATCCACCACGTCGTCGAAATCTTCCAGCTTGTGATCGGTGCGGAAATTCTGGTCGATGCAAAATTGCCGGAAGAGGTCGCGCGCTTTGGCGGGCGTTGGCAGCGGATATTTAACCTGGTCGCGCAAATGTTCGGGCATGTCCTGGCTGCTCAAATAAGTCTCGCGGGCTTCGGCGACACGCGCGGGCAATTCGCTTGGGCGGATGTCCCAACGGTTGCCGGTCTGGCCACCGATCCAACTTGCCTGGGTATGGAATAAACGGTTGTGGGATTCGTGGCTGGCTTTGCCGCGCGAGTTGCCCTTTTTCTTCTCGGCATAACCGTTCGGTGACTTATTGCCGATCATGCTGGTGTAGTGAACGACGATCCGTTCGCCGAATAGTTCACCCAGGGCGAGCTTGACGGCCTCGGCGAGTGTCGCGGTGCCGCGTTCGACGACCCAGTTCACCTTGTAAGGCGGCAGTGGATACGTCTGCAGGAGGTAGCCGGCCAGCTCTTTCATCTGCTGCGCGCCCAGGTGCGTGGCTTTGCCATCCTCGCGCACGGTGGCGGGCAGCATGACGAAGCCGAGGACCATGGCCGTGGCTTCGTCTCGCGCAACGAGGACCCACATTTCCTCCGCCTGGCCGCTCTCGGGGTTGAAGATCAGCCAGTCGGTGCGCACGTCGTCAAAGGTTATTTTTTCCAGGAAGCCCAAATTTTTGCGGGTGCCCAATACCTGCGGCAGCAACTGCGTTGCGGCCACCGTGGAATCGTGGAGCATGGCGCGCACGACGGCGGTGAATTTGCCGCGTTGCTTGATCTGATTCAGAATGTTGCTGTAGCTCCAGCCGGTGGGGAAATTTTCGCGTTCGCGCTTGGTCCATTCCTTTTCGTAGCCGGGAATTATTTCATCGTCGCCAAACTCGTTACGGCCGGTCTTCCACTGGCGCTTGATACTGAACAGTGCCTGACGTTTGCCGTCTTCGCGTTTAAATTGACCGAACCGGCCGGCGACGAAATTAAGGAAGGGCTCAGGGAGCCCAGCCGATGGGCAAGTGCGCCAACTGGCTGGCGCTTTGGCGCGGTTGACGAGGACGATCCAATCGCGTGCCGCGACCCATTGGTCGAATTTCGCCCGGAAGGTTTTGAGCTTCCAGTTCCAGGAGCTGAACACCTTAAGGACTTCGTTGCACGCTGATTGCACAGATGTTTTACCGATGGTGCGCGCCCAGACGAAGTTGCACGCGCGCACCAGGGCTTTGACTTCGCGCTGAACCTCTGTGGGCAGCGTGATGAGCAAGCATTCCTCTCCAACGTAGCTGGGCTGTGGTGAGCGCGTGGCAAGGTACTGTGGCACGTCGGCGATGGGTTGACAGACCGGGAGCGCTGAACCAAATAAGCTGGCGGGTGATTCATGAGCGGCAACCCTTAATGCCGCCGACGACGGACTTCCCGTCATACCACGCCCCGCCAACCCACATGCGTTTTCGCTTCCAGTCTCGTCAGACCGCCGGGCTCCCGCAGGGGAAGCTACAGCCTCGGCCGCTAAATTTTGCCCCGCATGGGTGGTATCACCTGTTTCATTAGTATCTGCGCTATCGCGCGCAGCCGCATGCGGGGAAGCCTGGCTTGCGCCAGGGAAAATGTTTTCAAGTTCAAAGATCATAGTGCTTTGCCGTTGGCGTCGCATTTACCGGCCTGTGATTCATCCAGGCGGCGGATGAAGCCGATGCTGGTTTCGAGGGCATCCCGAAGCGCGCGCAGAATCTTTTGATCAATCATGCCGAGGTGTTTGCAGTCCGAATTATTCATCAGCCAGGCGGTGGTTTCAGTGGCTTGCTCCTCCAGCTCGGCAATGCGCTCCTCCTCCTGGCGCTGGGCGGCGAGCTCGCACTGTTCCTTAGTGGCACCGCCCTGGCCTTTCACGCGGCCGCGCTTGACCTTGCCATCTTCGATTTGCTTGAACTCGGAGCGGAGTTGACGCTGCGATTTACCATCCACCAAACTGAAAATCTGATCCCGAAGTTCCTTAAATTCGTCGGGAAGTTTGGCGTCGGGGATTAGTAGCATCTGCCCTGAATCTAAAATCCCCTGCATGGAGGGGATTTGCTTTTTGATGAGGTCAATGTAGTCGCCGATTTTGTACCCGCAGACCTCCAGCGCCGACTTGGCGAACCACATGGCTGTTTCCAGTGAACCCGATGGCTGCCAGAGTCCAGATTTGCTGTGCTTCTCGGCAAGGTGTGGTTTGTTTTCCGCCAGCCATTTTCCAAACTGTCCGGACTGGAGGTGAATCTCTTTTAGTTCGAAGCAATACAATCCAAGGGCAACATCAACCCGGCGCGCGGCTTGAGCCTGATTGTTGAGATCGTCAAGGCGGTCGGCGTGTTCCTTGTGCTTAAACGTGGACAGTTTGGCGAGGGTGGACTTGGTGAGCTTGTTCATAATTATTTTTGGTTGGATTGGCATTCGAGGGAAAACAGCATGGCATCCTTGATCATCCGCGGGTTCACTTCCGGCGTGTTCGCGTTCAACCAGGCTTGGAACTCCGTCTCTGAATTTAGCTGATTGCGGATGCTCCAAAGATGGTCGCCCAGGCGCTTCATGCGGTCGCCCTGGCGCTTGATCTCATCGGTTAATTGCATGCCCATAAAGGCCGCTAAATTGGGGATTAAGGGGTTCATAATTTCCAGGATTTGATCTGTGCTTCGAGCGCGTCATAAGCCGCGCTGTATGCCGGACAGGTGCCGCGCAGATTGGCAATGCTCGTGCAGGCCCAGCCGATGGCGCTGTGGTCCACGTTGAAGGCGGTTGCGATTTCGCATAGGGTCAGGTGACAAACGTTCCGCATCAACGCGATGGCGGTGTGACGGCAGCGAATAATTCTCCAAGGTCTCTGTTTGCCAAACACGTCTTTTGCGCCGACGCCGTAATCCGCGAAATGCTGGCAGACCAGGTTGACGATCTGGTGCGCTGACACGCTCTGGGTTGACGCCCTCCGGATACTGATGCGTGGCAGTTCGATTTTGTCCAGGTGCTGGCCGATCTTTATCTCCGACTTAATTAATTCACGTTGCAACTCGTCAAAGGCCACCGGGGTTAGAAAAATGGTTGTCATTGCAGTCTCCTTTCGAGGAACGCGGCCAGGCTGGCGCGGGTGAGTTTGCCATTGATCTCCTGCAGCTCACCGGCCCGCACCAGTCTGGAAATGGTGGTCGCGTTGATGGTCCATTGCACTTCGATCTCGCCACGGGGGAATAGTTCGCGCGCGGGCACAATGTTGGCAATCATCACGCGGGGGTCGGCGAATTTGTAAACCTGCTTGTCGTCTGGGCAGATTACTTCGTCTTTCCAAAAACGAAGCTCGCGGATTTTTGAATTGGCCCGCGCGCTTAGGTCAAATACCCAGCGCAGAAATCTCGGGTGCGTTGCAACGCCCACGCAGTCAAGAACGCTCTCGGCATCGCAACCGCGCGCGATGCGCACGGACTCAAGAGTGATCAGCACGCTGCGGGCGCTGATCTCCAGGGGCAGCGAGCGTTGTGTGGCGGTCGCGATCATTGCTTTTGGGCTTTGGTGGTTTTAGGATGAGCTGATGAACTTGGGCGAACTGTTCCAGTTGCTTTGCGCTGCGCGTGATAAACTTCGCGCTCAAACCAGTCGGTCTCCACTCGGAACTCCTGACTGGAGCGCGCCGATGCCGGACGAAGAGGCTTGGGCTGATGATTGGTGCCGGAAGTTTGCCGCTGCACCGAAGGTTTCTGCGCGGCTGAATATACGGCAGAGATGCGTCCTGCTAATGAGATTTCAAGCCGCAATAGATTTCTACCGTGTGACTGCCCAATTTGAGCCAGGTGAGCCAGTGCCAAATCCAACCGAACGGGTGGCAAATCTATTAATTGTCGAGTGGCACGCGCGCTGGCGATCAACTGTCGTGCAATTTTTTCAAAGTGACCGGCCGCAGTGGAATTAGTTTTCATAGTGGTGGGGTGCAGCGTCACGCTGCCCAGCGCGGTTTAATGGAGCCAGCCGCCTGCAAATTCAGTTGCCCAAACCGCAGATTGATCGCCTGCTGAAGCTCATACTTCTCCGCCAAGTCCAGGCCCTCATCAGCCATGAACTCAGCGCTGAGCGCGTGCAGATCAGCGGCCGCAGTCACCCGGCTGATCGAAAAAAGATAAGCCTGCGCCGACATCGGCACCGGAATAGCAACCGCATTGGTCCCATTGGCCCCATTGGTCCTATTTGGTGCCCCCGACAAAACCATCTCCCTCTCCGCGTCAGTCAGAATTGGCCCCTTCATGCGACCTCCAGTTTGTTGCGCTGATGATCAGCGTAAGCCTGGCGCACCCTGGAGACGTAATCCTGCCACTTTATGTCCGTGCCGTTTTCCCGGCGTAGTTTGTGGAAGATGCAGCGGATGGAGATATGGAAGTTGTACCGGGCAAGAGGGTCCTCGATGGAGCGCAGCGCGGCCCGGATGCGCGTGATGGCTGCAAGGTCCCTGCGGTACGGGCATTCGCCCAAGCGGGATTCCCAGATGCCCCAAGATTGCCGCAGATGCATCGTGACCACGGCCGCGTGGATGTTGCTGGCAAAAGCTTCAGCCAGGATGTGCAGTTCAGACTCGCTCACTTCAATTTTCATTTCGATTTTCCTTTCCAAATAATTTCCAGGATGGCGTAGCCGAGGGCCACGGCGACGATCGTGAGAATAATAAATAAGGGGTCCATTAGCTGATCTTGAGTTGGGTTTTGATGGCCTGGCGCACCTCCGCGCTGAAAGAGCGACCAGAATTATTAGCCTTAATCTGGATCGCCCGCTGGAGCGCCTCCGGGATCAAAATGCTCACCGGCACTTTGTCACTGAATCGTTTCTTTCGTCTCATTGAGACCAAGGTATCATATTGAATATGATACCGTCAAGTAAAAAAGAAAGAATTTGAAGAATAATTAAAAATAAGATACCTTCGGGACATGCCCAACCAACCGGCACAAGCGACCGTCACCATTTCATTCACCCTCCCGCGCGCCCTGGCCGAGGCAGTTGCACGGGAGGCGCGCTTGGCGATGGCGAATAAATCCGACATTGTTCGCCGCGCGCTGATGGCATGGCTCTCGCCAGAGGAGCGGGATGCCGTCCTCCGCGAAATCGCGCAAACCAAAAAGAAACCAAAATCATGAAAAAAATTCTCTGTCTGGTAACCTCAACCGCTCTCCTCTGCGGCTGCGGCCAAAAGCCAAGTCACTGGGACTACAAGGTTGTGACTGTTGAGAACCACGCACACAAGGCGGCTATTGATGCCATGATTGGCCCATCAACTAACGCGCTTGACCAATGGCGAGCAGCCAAGCGCGATGATGGTGATTTTTACGATCTGGATATTGACGAACTCGGGCACAAGGGATGGGAACTTGTATCCGCATTGCCGCAAACTGAAACGGTTCCAGATGCTGATTTTGATGACACGCCGGTTTATAATCCAACCACGCAGCAGATGGACCCTAATCGCGTCAGGTTTTCCAATATCAGGACGGGCAAAATTGTGCTGATTTTTAAGCGGCCTGAGTGATTCAAATGTGCATTGTCTGCACATTTGGAATTACCTCAAATGCGCAAACGATGCGCATTTGCAATGGGGTAAAACCCGGTCAGGTCTTCACCCCATTTTAAATTTTGCATTTTTAATTTTGAATTGCACTGCCGCCCCGCCTGTGATTTAGTTGCCTGACGGAGCGCGCGACCGCTGGTTGCCCGCTCCGTTTTTTTCTTTTTCTTACCAGAATCCAAATCTCAGTCTCTCGGAGACGGGGTTGTCTGCTTTCTTCTGCGATTGTCGTGCCTGTGAGCGCGACATCCGTTAACCAAAACCAAACTCTCCCACCCGTGGGCCATTCCTCCGGTGTCGCGGTCGCGCGCGTTCGCCCCGGCTCGCGGGTGGGGACCATCCAAATAAAAACTGTGAAAATCAAAACACTCCTCCTCGCATCCGTCCTATGCGTCCTATCCGTCGCATCCGCGCCGGCCCAGATCAGCAACCTCCTCACCAATGCGCCGGCCTCGTCGTTTTTTGGGAGTGTCGGCAGCTACCTCACCGGCTCCAACCCCAATCTGACGATTCGGGGCAGTGCAGAAATTACGCTGGGCATGGCTTACCAGGCGGGGGTGAACATCGCGTCTGACTTCGGCATCCGCTACAAGTTCGGCACTCCGGCCACGAATGGCTCGGCGTCCGGGCTGTTCGTGGAATCGGTCACCCGCAACGCGGGCGTGGCGGGAATCATCGTCAGCGAGCAGGCTGGGGGTGGCTATTACCTCATCCCGGCCAGCACGCCAGACATCGAGCTTTCCGGCGGTCTCCTCGCGGGTTATCGGTTCGACACCGCTTCACCGGCCATCACCGCTTATCTCGATGTCCGAAAATCCCTGACGGTGAATACCTATGCCGGCATCCGGATCGGCTACGAGTGGGATTCCGCCCGGCAAAGGGCGCAGGCCGCGCCGGTGATTTCGGCGGAGACCGGGTTCACGTTCTAAGTGGCGAGGCCGCCACGGGCCATTATTCAAACAAACCAAAATATATGAGTTCAATGATTGCAAAATTCTATCAGGGATTTACGGAGGCGGCCTCCTGATCCGGGTGAAAGCGCCAGAGGGCTGGCGCACTCCAAAATTAGTCGTGAATAGCGATTCTAACAAAACCATGAATGCCGCGGCGATGGACGCATCGCCGATCTTGCCGGGAGCGGTTGGGACTGGCCAGCCGGCCAGCGCCGCTCCCGTCAATTTTTCTGTCGGGCTGGCCCAGATGCTCGCGATGTATTCGGCGGATGCTTACACCGAGGCCAATATTCATGACCCGCATACGAACGCCGAAGCGCAGGTGACGCTCTTCAGGGATTCAAGCGGGTTCAAAATCATCGTGGCCTTCACGGGGTCGCATACCACCAAGGACTTTATCCAGGATGCAAAGTTTGAAATGCGGCGGCTGGGGTATTCGACGGCGATGAATCCGGCTTATGTCCATGCTGGCTTCCTGGAGGATGCGGCGATTGATGCGCGGGTCACCCTGGAGGTGCGCAATTTGCTCGCGGTGCATCCGGACGGGCAGGTCTTTGTCACCGGCCACAGCCTCGGCGGTGCTATCGCGCTGCTGTGCGCGGTGGAATTGCGGCGCAGTGGCATCCAGGTGGCAGGCGTCTATACGTTCGGCCAGCCGCGGGTGGGTAACTCCGCCTGGGCGGCGATGTACGAGCAGGCGCTCGGCGACCGCACGTTCCGGGTGGTTAACGAAAACGACATCGTGCCGCGCACGCCGGGGGTGCTGATGGGTTATCGGCATTGTGGGAATGAAGTCTTACTCCTGCCGTGGCACTCTTACGCGGTCAATACCGGCTGGTTTACCAAGCTAATGTCGGACGCATCGGGGCTTTATGAGGTTTACAAGTTGCGCAAGGATGTGCTGATCCTGGACCATTTTATCGCGGCGTATCAGGCTGCGCTGGTGAGGTTGAAATAATTATGACTGACTCTGAAAAGTGGATTTTGGGCTGCACCATCGTTATGGCCTTGGGGACCATTTGCGCGGTGGTGGTTTCGATTGTGGCGCTGAGTCGGAAACAGGAGGTAAAAGTCGAGCAGCCAGTCACGATCACGATCACGGAGGAGCTGCATAAGATTTTTGCCGGTCGGGAAGTGTTTGAAAAACATGTTGCAGAAAACCGCGAGGATCATGCCGACATCTTCAAGAAGATCGGCGGGGTGGAGCGCGGGGCCGCTTCGACCATTGATCAGCGGGTGGAAGTGGTCCGGCGTGACCTGGTCCAGGTGGGCCAGCAGGTCTCGGGTCTTCAATCGGAGACGAAGCTGCAGAACCAGCAACTCGCCCGGATGGACGCCAAGCTCGACCGGTTAACTGAGAGGAAATAATGAACGCTCAACAAAAAGAACTTTTCCGCAAAGCGGTTTTGCGGGTGCTGGATACGAACCGCTCTCGCTATGGCCTCGGGGTTGTGGCGCTAGCGCATCAGCTAGGCATGTTCGGTTTCCGGGCGGAGGATTTTGCCACGGAGGATGAACCTTCACCAGCCAAGGCTATGCGGGATGCGATCCTGGATGAGTCGCAATATCTGGAGACCAAGCGGCTGATCGAAGAGGTCCTGAAAACTGTGAGCGCGGAAAACCGCGCCTGGCGGATCACTGAGCAGGGCATCGCCTTCCTCGACTCGAACGGATAAGTCATGGCTACAAACTGCAACCAATTTCCAATCGGGCATCCGGAGACGCGGCACATCCGATGGGAGAGTGCGGGCGATCTGGTGCGGCGCTGCGTGCAGGCATTTATCTCGCGGCGGGTGCGGCGCGAGGCCGGATGCGTGAGCGATGCCTGGCTGGCTCCGGATGATGAACATAAACCTTTATCCCTTTTTTCATGAATGAGCGCCGAACTCAGACCCGATTTGATGGCAGGCCGAAAGCTTCCGGAGCACGCGCTGTGGGAACAATTGCAGCGGCGGGCGCAGCCATTGGCCTTGGAATTTTGCTCTTCGTTTCTCAATGGGGAGATGTCTTACAAGCAGGCCCGGAAGTGGCTGGAGGATTATGGCATCAAGATTTCGGAGCGGGCATTGGGCACGTTTTTCAATTCGCTGGATATTCGTCTGAGGTATGCCTCGCTCCAGGCGGCGGCCTCGGCGGAGACGGCCAAGGCGGAGTTGCCTGCGGATATCGACAAGATCACACGGGAACGGATCGCGCAGCACAAATTCGAGCTTGCGTTTATGAACCTGGGCGAGAGCCAGCGCTTGCAGTTGATCCAGATTCAACAGTCCGAGGATGCCATGAAGGGCGATTACGAGCTGAAAAAGCGGCGGCTGGAAATCGACCGGGAGAAACTGGACCTGCTCAAGACCAAGGCGGCGCAGTTGGATCAGATCAAGGCGCTCCGCGATCCGAAGGCGGCATTAAACGACGAGGATCGCCGTGCGATTGTGGACAAGGTGGACGAGGTATTGGGCATCAAGAAAAAATAATGGCCGCAATCCTTCCAGCACTGAATGTCGAGAGCGGGGATGCGAAGCTCTCCAAGTATTTCATGCCGCACCAACTGTGCTGGATCATGGATGAGTCGCGCATGCGTTTCGCGGAAAAGTCGGTCCGGATCGGTTGGACATACGCGGATGGGTTTAAAAACGTCCGCAAGCGGTTGTTGAATAGTAACCGCGATTATTTGTTCGCGACCAAGGACCAGGCCAGCGCGGTGGAATACATGCGGATCGTGGAAAAGTTTGCGGACATCTTCAACTTTACCCGGAGCATTGTGTCACGCGGCGAGGATTCGCAGACGATTTCCGGGACGACGGCCAGCGGTGAAAAGTTCACCCAGGAGGTCAAGTTCAACTATATCAAGTTTGACAACGGCTCGCGCATCCTGGCGTTCAGCTCCAATCCTTATGCGATGGCGGTGTTCGGCGGGGATGTGGGCTTGGATGAGTTTGCCAAACATCAGCAGGCCGAAAAACTGTGGGAGACCGCCCAAGGCCGTATCACGTGGGGTTTTGACCTTGGCATCTGGTCGGCGCATGACGGAACGGACACTTTGTTCTATCAGTTCGCCCAAGAGGCGCGGGCGGGCAAAGGCGGTTGGAGTTATTACCGGGTGACGATGGAAGATGCTGTCGATCTGGGCTTGGTGGAAAAGATCAATGAGACTCAAGGGACGCATTTCACCAGGGAGGGGTTTATCCAGGACTGTAAGAATCGCGCCCGGCTGCCGGAAATTTACGAGCAGGCATACAACTGCAATCCTTCCGGCTCGACGAGCGCCATCGTGCCTTGGGCTTCCATTGCCAATTGCCAGCGGGATTATCAGATCGAACGAGTGCACCTGGAGGCCGGCCAGATCACGGAACTGTTTGGTGAATTTAACGCCGCCAATCCCCAGGCGAGACGGGACCGCATTCGTCAGTTTGTTCTGACCAGCTTTGCCGGGTTGTTTAAGCAGGCGGAGCATCATCGCCTCGGCTTCGACGTGGCGTCCAGCGGTGAGGGTGATTTGTGCTGCTACTATATTGACAAGAAGGAATCGGCGACGCTGAAACTCTCCGGGCTGCTTACCTGCCGGACGACGGATTGGGATTTCATTGAGACGGCTGGTCACACCTTCCTCCAAAAGCTGACCTCGCTAAAAGCAGCCGGTGATGAGACGGGCCTGGGCCGTCAAATCTGCTGGACCTTTGCCAAGCATTATCCTGGGATTTTTACGGCGGTCAACTTTGCCAGCAAAAAGCACGACATGGGGTTCTCGCTGATGAATCAATTGTCGGTGGCGGAAAAGCAGTTCCCCAAGGATCAGCCGGACATTGCTTCCGATTACTTCGCCATGCGCAAAATCTTCTCGGGTAAAAAATGGGTGTTTACCGAGGGGCGGAACATGCTTAACCCGGCGAGTCATTGCGATATCGCCTGGGCCGGGGCGCTCTCAACCGAAGCTGGTGCCAATGCCACCCAGGTATGGGCCTCATGCGTCTGACCAGGCTGAGCCTTGACCCCATAATGAACTACCAAATTTTACCCACCAACGAAGGCCTCCAGAAGGCCGTAGGACGATTTGGGGCCACTCTCCATAGCCGCTGGGGTCTCCGACGCGCCACGCGCGAAATTAATGGCCTTTTAATGGGGTTTAAAACGGGGGTCAAACCATGACTTTCCCGACCACCGGCCAGGTGTTGGAGGCGATCAAGGCAAGTCACCCGGTTTTGCGGGGGGCTTCCCCCATGGCCCGTGGGATCACCACGCGCGATCCGGGCGATCTTTCCATCGGCACCGGGGACTTTACCCAGGGGGTTCCGGCGTTCTGGTTTGCCCGGTCCCTGGATTATGCCAGTTCCGAGAACCTATATACACCGTACGCGGATTCGCCCTGGGTACGGTCGGCAATCCAGAAGATTGCCGGGCCGGTGTCGAGCTGCCAGATCAGGTTCAGCCGTCCGACGAATACGAAGGTCCGGAGGAAGGGAAAGAACCTGGCTCAATTGTCCACCGCCAGGGGAATCGTTTACCGGGCCGAGGATGAGCTGCTGGAGTTGCCTCAGCTTGAAGCCTGGCTGAAAGAACCAGTGGCGGACTTTGACTGGCAGACTTTTGTCGAGGCTTCCGTGGGCTGGCTGAAGCTGCAGGAATGTTTCTGGATCATTCCCAACTCTGCGGCTGGCCGGTTGCCGTTCCCGGATGTGGCCAGCAATCCTTATCCGCCGATCCTCATCGCGGCTCCGAACCGGATGCGGGCGACGATTGAAGGGGGTCAGGTTGTGGCTTGGACTTACACCCAGGTGGGCGGAAAGGCGTTTGAACTGGACCCGGCTCAGGTGGTGCGGCTGCGTAATTGGAACCCTTACGACGATAATAAGGGCCTGGGGGAATATCGGGCGGCGCATATCGCGGCGGAGGCGGATTGGCTGGCGGCGAAGTTCAGCCGGAATCTGATGGCCAACAATGGGGACACCAGCCGGATCATCGCGGTGAAGGGTGGCCAGCCTACGGATGAGCAGCGCCAGCAGTTGATCAACGAGTTCAAGGCGCGACGCCAGGCGAGTCTGCAGGGCCGGGCTCGCGATGTGGTTGTGGGGGGTGATATTGAACTCCACAACGCGGAGCTGGCGGCGGTGGATTCATCCTTCGTCGAGCAGCGCATTGAGCATCGGCATGAGATCTATAATGCGTTTGGCGTGCCCATGAGCATGGCGGACATCAAGGCGAGTTATTCCATTGGCTCGGCTTCTGACATGTTCCAGCTCCTGATCAACACGTGCATTCCGACGGGAGCAAAGTTTTGCGGGGCCTTGGAAAAGCTGATTTTCAAACTGACGGGCGAGCGGATCGAGGTCGGTCTGAACTGGGACGAGCACCCGTGCATGCAGGAAGTGCGCAAGGAGCGTTTGGATGCCATCGCCAAGCTCGCGAGCCAGGGCATGCCGATGGAGGCCATCAATGAGTACTTGGCCCTGGGCCTCGTGGAATTCCCTGGCTGGGACGTTGGGTACCTGCCGATCAACATCCAGCCGGTTCTCAATGAAGCTGGTGAAGTGCCGCTGGCTCCTGCGCCTGATGATTTTGCGGAGCCTCTGGATGATGGTGCTCCCGCTGATGGGGATGAAGACACAATCAATGACGGCAGCGACACGCCGGCTGATGGTGACAACCCCGAGATCAAGGCGATGCTGCGGGCGCTAAGGGAACGGACAGCGCAGCGCGCCATCCCTACCACGCGGAAACCAGGCTCCAAGAAAATCTGGGAAGCACATATGCGCCTGCGCTCGGCGGCGATCAAAAAGTATCAGAGCAAGTGCAGCCGGTTGTTTAACGATTACCGGGGCAAAGCGCTGAGCAAATTATCGGCGGCTTATACGCCCAAGGAAAAGAGCATTGAGGTCCGGTCGCTCATTGATGTGATTTTTGACGCAACGCAATTCGGCCAGGACTTGAAAAAGAATCTGGACCCGATTGCCCGTAGCGTCCTGCAGGAAGCGGGCGAACAACTCTTTGAAGAGATCGGGCGCAAGGATGATCCCTGGAAGATGGCTCCGCCGCAGGTCCTGAAATTTATCCAGGGCCGGGACAAGCTGGTGGAAAAGGTGGGCGAGACCGCCCAGAGCCAGCTCAACACGGCGCTTAAGATCGGAATTGATAAGGGCGAGAGCATTGCCGATCTCACGGCCCGCGTGCGCGGTGTATTTAACAGCCTGAGTTCCGGCGAGGCTAAGCGCATTGCCATGACCGAGACCAGCGCGGCTTACGGCTACGCGCGGCACCGGGCCATGGATGATGCCGGGATCGAACTTAAGTCCTGGCTGACCAGCCACGGGCCGACCGTGCGCGAGGCGCATCAACAGGCGGAGGAAGATTACGCGGATAATCCGATCTCGATTAACGACGCTTTTGTGGTGGACGGGGAGGAGCTGATGCATCCGGGTGATCCGAGTGGGTCGCCGGGGAACGTGATCAATTGTCATTGCATCGAGATTCCCGTCATGAAGAAACCGGGGGACGAATAATTATGGCCAGAAAAAGTTTCAAATCCATTTTGCGGAGCGACCTGAAGGTTCGGAAGGCGGGTCGTTTCACGGAAGTTAGCGGCGGCGGCCTCACCTACCGCCTGGACCGCGCCAACAAAGAAACCGCTGCGCTGGTGAACAGCAAAATTCCTGTGGCCGTGATCCGGCCGCCCATGCAATGAAAACACTACGCCGCGAAATTCATCCGCAGATCAAGGTCCTCGACGCCGCCCAGGGCATCGTCGAATACATCGCCAGCAACGAGGCGGTGGATTCCTATAACGAAATCATACGGGCGGACGGGTGGCAGTTCGACCGCTTCCAGAAAAACGCGCCGTTCGTGGATTCGCATAACTATGAGTCCATTGATTGCCTGCTGGGACGGGTGCTGGATTTCTCTGTGCAGGGCAAAAACCTCATTGAGACGGTGAAATGGGCCATTGATGTGCCGCAAAATGTCAGCGCGCAAAAGGGCTTCGCGATGACTCAGGCTGGCTACCTCAAGGCCGTCAGCGTGGGTTTCATGCCACTCACCTTTGCGACGAAGTGGGACAACGATCCGAGCCAGTTCAATGAGCAGTGCGAGGAGCTGGGCCTGAAACCCACGGACAATGTGCGGTGCATTTACATGACGCAAGAGCAGCTCGAGCTGAGCGCCTGCGTAATTGGAGCCAACCCGGACGCGGTCGCCCGAGCCTACAAGGCGGGCATTCTGGATGATGCCTGGCTGGAAAAGATTTCCCTGCAGAAAGCGAACAGTGCAACCGCCAACTCGACCGATGGTCCCGCTGCCGTCGAGTTGGCCCGGCAGCGGGCGCAGGAGCGCTTCCTCTTGGAATACCAAATGACGGTCAACAAAATCTGAAATCAAACATATGAATAAAAAAATTAATATCGCCCTCTGCGCTGCTGCGCCGAGTGGCTTCTACGGTGCAGGGCGTCCGCCGCTGCGTGGGTTTCACCTCGACAAGGATGGTGCCGATGGCAACGGCACGTTTGAAAAAACGGTCCTGGATGGCGTGAAGCGAATCACTACCACCCAGGAGAAACAACAGAACGACATCCAAAAAGTCCTGGGCGATCTGGACCGGATTGACAAGGAAGGGAAGAAAGCCATTGAGGAGCTTACCCTGGTCAAAAACAAATCGAACAGCACGTTCGAGGATGTCATGAAGAAGATGGAAGCGGTCCAAAAGCAGGTGGCGCTCACGGCCCGATCCAGCTTCCGCAGCCCGGTTGAACGCGCCCTGGCTAACGAGGAATTTCGCTTCAAACTCAATGCCATGGTCCGCTGCATTGCCCACTGTAAGTTCGGGATGCCGCTCGATCCCGCGCACAAAACTGCCGTGGAGGACATGAACACGAAGCACAAAGCCCTCACCGGTATTGATGCCGGCCTCGGCCAGGCCACCGTTCCCACCGATACCTTCAACGAGATTTATGACTTGCTCCTGGAGTACGGTGATTATGCCACACTGAACGTTCATCAGGTTGGTGCTCGCACGAACGTGCTTCCTGTGGCCACGGCTCGTCCGCAGTTTTATTGGATCGGCGCGCAATCGGGATTGTCGGAAGGTTCTATGATCCCGTCGGGAGCGTTCAGCGGTTCGGAAGTGATCTTGATCATTCAGACACTCGCCGTGCTGATGTATATCAGCCGCGAGTTGCTGCAGGACTCTACGGTTGACCTGGCACCGTACACGATCAAGCAGATGATCCAATCCATCAATTGGGGTATGGACACGGCCGCGTTCATCGGCACCGGCAATGCGGACACCACGAACGGCGGTTACGTTGGCATCTTCAATGCCGCGCTCGCTAATACGAACCTCGGTATCACCGCTGGCGCGGGTCGCACTACCGTGGGGAACCTCAAGCTCGATGACTTTGTCGCCGCGCTCCTGGGCGTCAGTGCCGAAGTGCTAAACCGGAAACCTATGTGGTGGTGTCATCCGCAGCAAATGGCCCGCATCGCCCTGATCCGGGACAACAACGGCCGCCCGATCTTCCAGACCTGGCAAGAGGTGCCGAACCCCGGAAGCATTGGCAGCATTCTTGGTCATCCCGTGCATCCCACGGCCGTCGCGCCCAGCGCCGATGGAAACAGCCAGCCTGTGATCGCCTTTGGCGATCCGATGGGTCAAGACGTTGGTGTCCGCGTGGACCTGGAATTGGCCACCAGCGCTGACATTGGATTCCCGCAAAACTTGATGGCCTATCGCAGTCTGATGCGTGCGGGCGTCAAGATGCTCACCCAGGCCGGGAGCACTACGCTCAAGCCGTTCAGCGTGCTCAGCACGGCGGCGGCATAACCTCCACAACCGAAACGAATCAAAAACGAATCAAAAGTATCTGATTATGAAGACCGAAACTGAAATCCGCGGCCTGACGCTTGAGGAACTCCAAAAGTTCGTCATTGATCTGCGCCGCACCCGCACTGACGACCGTAATTATGGTCGTGACAAAGCACTCATTGACTTCGCCGTCGCGCTCAAGAAGTGGAAAGAGCCCGAGCTGGTGGAAGTGAAAAACATCGCCGATCACGCCATCACGATTGACGGCGCGAAAGTGGAGAAGGATGCCACAACCAAATGTTATCCGTGGCAGCTCGCCGCGCTGCGCCGCTGGTTGGAGCCGGCTGGGAAAGCTGCTGCAGCCCTCTTGCTGGGTTGTCTGGTACTGCTTGGTGTGAATGCCACGGCCCAAGTCCAGACCACGGCCGTGGGCGCTCCTGGCACCTACCATGTGTATTACATCGCCGGCCTGAATGGCGGGACCAACAACAACCTGGGAACGAACACGTATGCCACCCCGGTGACTAACACCACGTCCATCACGACGAATGCAAACTGGTCCGTCGTGAATGGCACGCCCACGAATACGCCCAGCTATACAACCAACGTCACGATCACCACGCCTGGCATTATCAGCGTGGTGAACAATGATCTGCTGGATGTGTTCTGGGGTTTCGCCATGGCTAGCAATAGTGTGCAAACGGCCACGCTCACCGCTGATTATTCCGATGACTTGATTAATTGGAATGTGGGGGCCTGGCGTCAAACTCTGGTTGCCAACAATACCAGCTTCGTGAGCACGAACGTCACCCTGTCGCAATTCGGGCCGGGGTACATCCGTTTCAACACGATGTCTGTGCCATTCGTCACGGTGGGGACGAACTGGCAGACCAACATCGTGCTGGAAGTCACCAGCAAAGCCAGCAAGACCGGTGCGTTCTGACCAGGTGCCTGGACCCACCATTAAGCACTGTTTAACTGTCCCTTAAAAATGAACAAACCGCCGCAGGATCGCATGATCAGGACCGGTCAATTTGCCCGGCCTCAACCTGAGCCGCGTCCTGCGGCGGACCCCTTGCGGGGTGGCCACGGCGCTACCGCGCAAAAACCTTCGAGCACTACCGCAAAGACTCCCCCAATGGCCCGAGCGGGCCTCCGCTCATGAATGCTGGATTCTCAAATCTTGATTATCTCAAGCGGCAGTTGCTCGCCAACACGCTGAAGAATGACAAATCGTTTGATGATAAACTGCTCGCGATTGGGCGCGGCGTGGCATCTTCGTTTGATCGGTACTGCAACCGCGAGCTGAGTTATGCCCAGGGGCTTCAGGAAGTGTTCACGGGAGATCGTCCGTTCTGGTACACACGGCGCAAACCGGTGACTCAGTTCACGAAAGTTGAGCTGCGCTTTTTCCGTCCAGACGCCTGGACGGATATCAGCGGCCAGCCCGTGAGCGCGGATGAGGAGAAGGGCCTGATCCATTTCGGCTACACCCTCGGCCAGAATCCGCTGCAGGTGCGGTTGACGTACAATGGTGGGTTTTACTTCAACACGCTGGAGCCGGACGCCGCGAATTATCTGGACCCAATGAGCGCGGCCTATTTCGCCGCGATCCCTGCGGACATCTCAGCCAATCAAGCGGGGATTGATCCGAACAAATTTCTTTTGCCGGGACCGAACAACGAAAACTCCGACCTGCTGCTGGCCTGGGTGACGCAATGCCGCAAGGCGTGGGAAGCCATCGACAAGGTGGGTAACAACATCCTCGGTGTGGGCAGCAAAACGGGCGGCAGCGAAGCATTGGTTAGCCTGGAACTGGTCCCCCAGGTGAAGGAGACGCTGAAATATTATCGGAGGTATTCGCTCACATGAGCCAGGACGCGCCTTTCAAAATCTCGCTGACACCGCAGGCGGAAAAGATTGTGGCAGGCATGCAGACGTTGCCAGGCCGCATAATGACCGCGATTGCGCGGGGCATGGACGTGGCCAATCAATTTGCGGTGGCGAAGATTCAAAAGGATCACATGACGGGCAAAGGGCCGTTCCCGCCTGATGCGCATCGCCTGGGTGTGGTGACTAGTCGCCTGCGCAGCTCGGTTTTCGAGAGCGGTACCCAGGAGATCGGCAGTGGGAAGCTGCAGAGCGCGATTGGCAGCAATGTGGTTTATGCGGCGATCCACGAGTTCGGCGGACGCATTTATCATCCGGCCAGGGCCATGAAGATCAGGCACCGGGTGGATGCGCGCGGTAATCTGGTCAAGCAACTGGGTAATTCCAATCTGCTGATGTTCGCCAGGGCGAATCACAAACGTGCGCGAGAGACGACGGTTCAGGGCAAGGCTTACGACGTGGAGATGCCGGAGCGTGCGCCGTTCCGCACGGGCCTGGCGGAATCACGGCCTGTGTATAAGGAGCAAATTTCCAAAGCCATCACGGACGAATGGGGGAAGATGGGAGCATGACCAGCGTGACGCTGGACCCGATTATGAAAAACAAACAACAAAATATTCGAGACTGTCCTGGGGAAATCCCCCATTGGCCGGTCGTCGCCTGACGACATGCAAAACTACGATATCATTGACCGGTTGCCCTGCGAGCTGGCGAATTGCCTGCTCACGGATTCTTTCTTTCAACTGATCCCGGTGGTCGTGGCGGAGAAAGGTAATCTCTCCAAGAGCATCGAGGAGTCGCAGGCCGTGATCAATGCCAAGAGCGGCAAGCGCGGCGTGGCGGTGATCGTTCTGCAGGTGATCGCGGATGACGTATCCAACGATCTGCAATTTGGGCCGATGTTGCTCAGGCCCGCATTCCAGGTGATTGAAAACGTGGAGTTGAATCACGATGACCAGGGAATCAAGAAATCGGCCCGCCAAGTGGCGCGGCGAATCCGCGATGCGATTAAAAATCAGAACATGACCGGCTTGATCGGCAACATGCAGACAGGCAAGCCTTGCATCGAACCTGCCGAGCTGAAGGATGCCGATGGCAAATCCATCAGCGAGAATCTCGTTAGTTACCAGGTGAATTTTGAGTGCATGGAGCTGGGCTTGGTGCAAATGACGGCGGTGCAGATTCCTTCGATCCTGGCGGCAGCGCCGACGCAAACGCTCCCGGCTCAGTGCGCGCTGGCCAGCGGCACGCCGGGCGCGGCGATCTGGTACACGACGGATGATTCTTTTCCGTTCAATGGGGACAAGACGGTTTATCCACAGAGCACGGCGACGCTTTATACGGGGCCAGTGAACATTCCCCAGGGCGGGTGCTGGCTGCGCGCGCGAGCGTATGTGGATGGGGAAACGTATATCGCGAGCGGCGTGCAGCGAATCTGGTTAGCAAACTAAAATCAAAATTATGAATAAAACAACAATGTTCGATCTGTATCAAACCGCGTCTAACGCGGCTTTAACGGCGCTCGGCAAGGACCCTTTGGCCACGCAGAGCATCAAACTGGAAGCGTTCAATGCGGCTGGCCATGACCGGGCGGATTTCGTGGATTGGGAGGGAACGTTTGTGGACCGGCTGCAGATGTTTCAAACCCTCAAGAACCGGCCATCGAAGGCGGCGCAAGCATCCATCGCGGCGGCGGCGGCGGCAAAAACACCTAGCGGTGTGGCCACGGCCGCTGGCGCGGCGGAAACAAACACAACCTCAACCAACTGAACTTAACGCCGCTTCGGGCGCTGGGCGGAGACTCCCCCAGCGGCCCGTGGTGGCCTCACCACTATGAGCCAAACATTTTACACGGGACCGGCGAAAACCTATCTGGGCGTGAACTCGGTTGCGTTGCAGGCGTCGGGCGCTCAAGGCCAAGCCAAGGTAACGATCAATACCAAGACCGCCGACGCGGGCGCGGCGATCTTCGGCAAGATTGCGGAGGTGGTCACGGATGTGACGGCGGACATTGACGTGACACCGTTCGGCTCCTGGCATTTATTGCCGACGCTGTTTCCGTCTTATTTGGGCGTGACGACGGCGAGCGGCACTGGCAACGCAGCCGGTGCGCTCGTAATTGGCACGAGGCCGCATGGAGCAGCCAATCAGCCGTGCAAGCTCTACACGCCTGACGGGCGGCTCTACAACTTCGTGCGGGCGGCGATCACGGGGCATCCGACTTTGACGCTGAGCGCCAAGGCGAACTTGTTTGGAGCGACCAAGATCACCGCTCTGGGCGATTCAACGCTGCTGGCTGGCGCGAGTTCATTCCTACTAACTGCAAGCGCCATCACGGAATCTGGTGCGACCGATCCCGGCGATGCGTTCGGACTCACTGATTTCGTTCAGGGCCGTTGGTCGGCAGCCTGGGGAACGCTGGCCGGGTTCGGCGGCGATGGTGGAGCGGCGATGGAGGCCGAGGACGGCTTTCAAATTGTGCCGGACATTAAATATCACCCGGTGGATGTGCAGGGCTTGACGCGGCATTACGTTCTCGACTCGGTTTCCTTCATGGTGAAATTCCGTCCGGTCGGCCCGACGCAAAGCCAGATCGCTGCGGCGCTGCTGGCCTACACGCTCGGCCTCCGCCTGGGCGCGAGCGCGAATGCAGCGACCTTGCTGCTGACCGGGCCGAACTCCAAAACGATCTCCTTGATCAATTCTGACATCAAGGGGGCGGGGTTTGAATTCGGCGGCACAAAACTCGGGAACGGCGAGATCGGGTTTGTCCCCGGCATGACGTTTACCATCGGGGCTCCGCAGCCGATCCTCGTGTTCTCCGCGTGAATGTGAATTACAAAATTGTGGGCGGGGGTTCTTACTCGGCGCTTTACAGCGAGTCGGGTGGGGATGCCTGCTCAAAATTTGATCCGTCGTTCCGTGACCAGGTGCAGACTTCACCTGGTTACGGGGCGGCTAATGCATCGTTAATTCCTCAATCAAATACGGTGGGGTCGGTGACGTTCGCTTGGAAAAGCAGCTACGCCACGCCGGATGCGGCGCTGGCAGCGATCAATACGCTTAGGTCCACGTTCAAGGGGCAAGCGGTGCACCTGGAGGCGATCCAGGGTGCTACCACGGTTTATTTCCCGAACGCCACGCTGACCAGCAGCGCGCATGATCAGTCCGGAATTCAGGTTCTGCATACAATGACGTTTTCCTGCAATGACATCACGTCCACCGCGCCGTGAGCGCGGTGGCAATTAAAAATGAAAAATAAAACACTTATTACCGGCCGCTTAATGGCCATTGCTTTGGCGGTTCTGGTCTCCGTGCCCTTGTGCCTCTGCGGCCAAACAACCGCTGTCTTGTTCTCGATGCAGAATCTCGTGGGGACGGCGGCGAACTACTCCATCCTGGTGCAGCCGGATGAATCTTACGGGACGCCGCTTTGGTGGGGAACGAATCTGGTGCCGACGCAGGCGTTCACGATCCAGCCGGTCGGCGGACAGGTGACGACGAACCTCGTGCCGTGGGGCTACACCATCACGGTGGACGGCTGGCCGCGTGGCATCCACATCGTGGTGCCGGTGAGCACGAACACCCTTAACGCGGTGAGCCTGATCAACACGAATCAGTTCTCGCCACTGAATTTAAGCGTTACAAATATTACTGCCGGATTCACCAACGGGGGCAATGCCACCTTTGGCAACCTCACCCTCATCAACCCGCTGCCCATCAGCAATGTCATTGCCACCACCAATTTCCCGTCGGGCTCACTCCTCCAGGTGGACCCTTACGGGGACATCACCTGGACCACCAACGTCTCGGTCACCAATTACAGTGTCAGCATCAGCCAGCAGGTCAATTCCGGTACCTACATCAGTCTGAACACTAATTTGTCCTCAGTCATTCCAGCCTTCTTTTCGTTCACCTATACCAACCGGCTGATCCTGGGGACGGTGCCGTCATTCGCGGCCGCAGAAATCACTGGATTCGCGCAACCGACGAATGCCGGCCTGGTCTTCCCAAATTACGATGTCCAGTGGTCGCTTGATGGCACGAACTGGAACGGGAGTATCAGTAATACGGTGCTGCCGGTGCTTGTGTCGCTTTATGACCCGACGGCGCTGGCTGATACCTACAGCAATGTCACGGTGTACAGCTACGCGGAAACCAACCTGCTCGGCACCACGAATGATTTCACGGGCCAAATCACCCTGGTGACGCAAATCAGCGACTCCCGTAGCGCGGTGTCCGTGGCTGGCGCGGATGGCATTGCCGCCATGGCCGCCGCCACCTGGTCGCAATATCCGGCCCAGGCGAATGTGAACCTCGCGGGTGATGGGCTCACTTTCAATGGTATTTGGTCTGTCAACAATCCCAGCAATGCGTTTGTGCTCTCCGGCTACGGCAAATCATTTCTCTCGCTCGCACCAACCATCGTCTCGAACACGCCTCCCGTTATGGTGAGCGTCTCCGTCACCACGAATATCGTGTTGCAAATCCAGAGCCAGATTCCGCCCACGGCCCAATATGCCACCAACCTTTACGGTGTGGTTTGGGCGTCGTTACCGGGCCAGGTCACCACTTTGAGCGGCGGATATTATTACGTCACCGCTCCACTGGTTGCTGGTGTCACCAATATATATTTCCGCGCCGAAATTGCCGGTGGAACATCATCTGTCGCCGCCGTGACGATCTCAGCCAATACCACCATCACCGGCCAACTGATTGTGGCCGCCAACAGTGCTATTGTGGCCCCCGCCGCCCTGCCGGGCGCGGGCATCTTGTGGAACAGCAACAATGCGCTCTACTGGGTGACCTCGACCCACACCAACTACCTCACCGGGCCATGAATCCCGCTCTCATCATTCTCCTTGTTTGCCTCGGTCTGGGTGACGGCACCCGGGCGGATGGATTGTTCGGCCACGTCCAAGCGGATACGGTTGCCCTGACACCGAACCTGGCGCAGACTTTGAGTGGGGGAATTTCCGCCCTCGCCCAAAACACGAATGCCACCTGGGTATGGTCTTCCTGGAATTTCGGGACAAATTCAGCCCTGTGGACCTGGCCAGTTAACCTGGCCTGCGCCGGCCAGATGAAGACGCTATATTACGCGGCCACGTTGGTGACGCCGAATGAGGCGGTGTACGCGGGGCATGTGGTGGGTTATAGCCTGACCGAGTTGGTGGGCACGGCGATGGACTTCATTGATACTAATGGGGTGCCGTGGCAAGGTTGGGTGAGCAATTGCGTGAATGTTTCCGGAGATTTTTGCGTGGCCATTTTCAGCAATCGCGCTCCTGCCACCATACCGTTGCCGGGGATTTTGCCGCCGAATTTCACAAATTTTCTTGCGGCTCACTCATTGCAAGGAATCCCCTCCATCTGGCCACACCCAAACGAGGGGTGGATGCAATTAATGGTGGTATCTAGTGACATACCTGGTGTTGAGGCTGGCACGGAGCCAGGCAAAGAGTGGTTTCCCACCACATTTTTCCCCGCGTCGGATATAGCGAGCCCTTGGGCGCAGGGGACTTTGCCCTGGCCGGGGGATTCTTCGAGCCCTCAATTTTTGGTTTATGGTGAGCAACCGGTGTTTTTGTTCGCCACCCACACGGCATCCTCCTCTGGCCCGTTCATCAGTGATCCGGCGGTGTGGACTAATCTCTGCGCCGATGGGCTTACCAATGGTTTGAATATGATCAATGTTTCCGGCTTCCGCCAATTCCCATGAAATCTACGACCCCAACAACGTGCTTGGAGCATCTTGCTCCAAGATCATTATTGGCCTTGGTTTTCCTCTGTGCCTCTGTGTCTCTGTGGCAAACCCCGTCACCCGCCCAGGACCTGATCAACCTCACCCCGCCCATCATCCCCATCACCGACGCCCTGGACATGGGCGCGGTGGTGCTGCAGACGGATGCGCAACCCACAGTCATCAGCCTCTCCTGGTCCAACGTGGTGGTGGTGACGAACGAATACACCGTAGTCAGCGTGAGCGAAGATCTGGTGACCTGGTACCAGCCCTTTGAATTACAGACGACCCCAGCGGCCGTCGTGTACCTGGCCAGCACAAACTCCCAACTGTTTTTTCGGCTGAAAAACCAGTTGGGCCAATGACCCGTTTTTTAATTTTTAATTTTTAATTTTGCATTGATATGCCCGACTCCCAAGAATTCAAGCTGCTGATCGAAGGCGACGCTTCGAGCTTCGTTGATGCGGCTCAGGCTTCCACTGATGCGACGCAACGGTTGAAGGGTGCCACTACCGATCTGGGGGACCAATCGAAACAAGCGGCCTCCAACCTGGGTGAACATTCGGACGCCACGAAGAAACTTGGCGAGGAGATTGGGAAGACGGGGGAGAAATCCGAGAGCGGCGGTCGGGAGATACGTCGGCTGGCTAATGATCTCGGCAACATGATCGGTGTGTCTGATCTGGGAGCGCTTTCCATGGGCAAGATGGGGGTGGCGGCTTTTGGGGTGGGTGCGGCTCTGGAATTCCTGTTTAAAACTTACGAGGATATCCAGGAGGCGATCAAGGGGCCTATTGATATCGAGGTGAAAGACGACAGCGCTGCGATCACGTCCAATGCCAAGGCATGGAATGAATATGCCGAAGCCAGGCGCAAGGTGGCTGAGGGCGCAAATTCTCCCGAGGCAATGGAACAGCGCGAGGTTTCCGCGCTTGAGAAAAAATACAGTTTGCTGCAAAAGATTCTGGCGATTGAAGAGCAGGAAGCGCTGGCGGCGCTGGCCACGAAACAAGGGCAAATGAGCCCGGAGGCTTACTTGGCGGCCCAGGAGAGCATCAAAGCTTCCTACGGGGCAAAGGGGTCCGCCGCTTCCGATGCGGAGAAACAGGCTCAGATCGAAGCGATGAAACGCGAGCAGGCCAGGCTGGAGGCCGAGGCTGAGGCCAAACGCAAGGAGGCGGCAGCAGTTCCAACCGGCAATGCCTCGGCGGAAGGCGCGGCCAAGGAAAATGCTGAAAGCGCAAAAAAGGCACTCAAGGAAATTGAGGATGCCATTGCGCTGATCAAGCGGCTGGAAAATCCAAACATCGCTGAATATTCCGGCCTGGGCGGAGCGGTGCAAAAGGAAGAGGATTTCTGGATGTTTTTTAAACGTTACGGTTACACCTTTGACGGCACTGATCCCATGAAGCGCGAGCAAACGCGCAAGGGGCAGGCTGAGGCGGAGATTGCGACCGGGGCTTACGTGGAGGAAAATGCGGACGAGCGCAATAAGCGGCGTTCAGAACTCGAAACCCAGGCGGGCACCGCGCAAGGCCAAGCTGACATTTTAAAGGAGGCTATCAAACAGGCGATGGCTGAGATGGATGCCGAGCGCACGGCGACAGTTGTCACCCAAGCGGTGCAAGCGGCAATCACGGCCATGGCCCGCGAACATGCAGCGGAGGGCAACAACACTTCGACTGGCACAAGGGACGCGATCTCGGCGCAGAAATCAGCCGCTGCAGCGACGGCGCAGGTCATGGCGGCGTTGCAGGACATGGGTAATTCGGACAGTGAACAAAAGGCGGCGCTGCTAAAGACGCTCAACGATATCACGGCCGAGAATCGTGCGCTGGCGGCGAAGATCAGGAACATGCCGGGCGGCAATAAATAGTTCGACAAGCTCACCATGGAAACGATTGCTTATTACGCCAGCTCAACATGGACTGAGGTGTCACTCACGTCGCTGGGCGTCGGACTGGAAATGCGGGCGGCGTTCGGGACGCACGGTGAATCCAAGGTGACGCTGCCATTGGTGACGCTGCCTCCGGAGACGGCCGTCGCGATCCCCTTTGAGGCTCCCTGCAAGATTTACACCGGGCGCACGGCGGTGGGATCGGGCGGGACTTTGTTTTTCCAGGGACGGCGCACCGATAATTCCGGTACCGCCAGCGGCTCCGGGGCCTCACAGGAGATCGTGATTGAAGATGCCTGGTATGATCTGCGTCAATTAACGCTGCAAGCTGCCTGGGCGAATATCACGGGATATTCTGGCACGACGCCAATCTTCGGCACGACGTACACCTGGCCGGATTGCGTGCTCTTCCAGGAGTCGCTGAACGGCCAACTCCAGCCGAATGGCTCGTTTGCCACTTACTCGCCGCTGCCAGTGTATTATCACATCACCACCGGTCAGAGCATTTACGAGATTCTGGCATACGCGATTTGTTTCGGCGGCGTCAATCTCCAGATCGGAACGATTGATCCGGCGTGTTATGTGCCATTTTACCCCGTGCGCTCGATGCGTTGCGCGGAGGCGATCAAGATCGCGCTGCGCGTGCATCCGGATTGTACCAGCGAAATTGATTACACCACGACGCCGCCGACTTTCAATATCCGGCAGCGGTCGAACCTCACATCAGTCACGCTCCCTTACAAAAGCGCGAGTGGAAATCAAATCCACCTGACGAGCCAGGTTCAGCCGAGGCCGGAGCTGATCCCGACGCGGGTGGGGATTTATATCAAATCCACCGCCACAGTGAACAATCAACCGGTGGTATCCATCGGCACGGATATCTATCCCGCTGTTTCATCAGGCCTGCGGTCGCTGGATGTCAGTGTGGATATGACAGGGCCGAAGCTGTCCAAGACTCAAGCCACGTTGACGACGGCCGCATTTAATCCGGCATCACTCACATGGTGGGCCAGCAAGGTGCCCGCTCTCCAATCCACGGCGTATGGCGGACAGATTCCGGCGAGCGGTGCGGGGGCGCTGGCGCTCTTGAGCACGGCGATTAATCCAGGCAGCGGCACGCCGAAGGGAATCCAGGTCATTGATGATTCCGGGAATCCAATCAATTTGACGACGTACGGATACGAGCTGCTGAAGGGGACGCCTGCTTCCTGGATGACGGTCTCGGTGATTGAGGCCAATGTGATCGGATTTTTCACATACAACAAAAACACCACGTCGGGCGGCACAACGCTGGTGGACGTAGTTGCTGAGCACATGCATACGGTGCGCGTGAAGCTCTGCAGCGTGGCCACCTCCACTTTCAACCTTTCGCAGACGCTTTCGACTGGTGAAGTTTATCCGACCGGCCTGGCTCAGGCGGTTTATAATTCTCTCTCGACGCTGCAGTATAATTTCACCCATACGATTCAAGAGTCACCGTTCGCGACGTTGATCAAGCCGGGCAAGCATTGCCTCAATCTCAGCGGCGGGGCGACCGCTTGGTCCACCATGAATGCCATGGTTCAGGGCGTGGATATTGTGTTTTCGTTTAATCCGGCAAATGGTGTCACGACGGCAAAGACGACCGTGAAGTGCGGGCCGGTCGAGCACTTGGATATCGGCGAGCTGATCCAGATTTTCAACCTGTTCACGAATCGCGATCTTTCCAAGATTAACCCGAGCGAGCGTCTGGCCGGGACGGATATGAGCGGCGGCCAGGTGACCTTGGGGAATGATGGGCCAAAGGAAAATTCGGTGCCGTTGCCGCAGGTCAATGCGGTCTCGAACGTGGCGGGTCTGGATACGGTGAGCGGCAACACAAATGTGATGCGGTTGGATGGCACGACCGGGCGTGTCACGGTCGCGCAAAGCGACCCTGTTCTTGGGACAAATTTCATCACTGGCACGATTGCCCCGGTTTATTCGGGCGGCGGCGCTCCGCTGGTGGGCTTGCTGACGGCGTCGAATAATGGCGCGTGGTTTCATGTTGGTGATTTGTATGTGGATGCATCCGGAAACGCGCTTTGGCGCTGCGTGACGGAGGGTGGTTATCAGGCCAATTCGTGGTCGCAGATCAGCGCGGCGGCTTCGGGCGGTTTGCAGCAGTTCAAGATTGTTAGCGACGACGGAGATTATTGGGTGTGCAACACTTGGGATGGGACGACGCAGGGCGTGGTTAATTATAATGTGGTGAAGCCATACAAGCTCCGCGCTGGGGGCAATGCAATTGGTTCCGAGACGATCCGCACGGTGACGTACACCTACAGCTATACGGGCGTTTATATTTCAGGCAGTTCCGGGCCGTACGCTTATTTCACGCGCGGCGTGAGTGGTTCAGATGGCAGCAGTGAGACGGATTACATGACGCCGGACCCGGTCACGAGCGATATTATTTATGCCATGCCGGTGAGTACAAACATCTGCAGCGGAATTCCGACCACCGTAGCCAGCGTCGCCTTGGTGAGCGCTGGCAGCGGATACAGCGTCAATCAAGTGCTCACGCTGGCCACTGGAACCGGCACCAAGGGCACGATCAAAGTTTTGACTGTGAGTGGTGGTGCCATCGCCACGTTTCAACTCCTGACTGGAGGTAATTACACCGCTAATCCGACACTCACGGCTTGCGGCGTCACTACCGGCAGCGCAACTTTCAATGTCACGATGGCGGCGCAATTCCTTGATATCAACGCCGACGGCCGCGCCTGGTCAAAATAATATGTCCGCAACGACCCCAATTTTCACGAAGTCAAAAGATCAAAACTTCGTCCGATCAAACTGCCAGGCCCGCACCCGCCAAATTGGAAGCATCTCCCCATTTTCCATCGTGTGCGCCCGCATCCCGTTATGGGGTTACGGCCCGTTCGTCAACAGCAGCCTGAACAACCCCGGCCTGATCAGCGTCGGCGGCGGCATGTTCAATTACAGTCGGATGTTGGGCACCAGCTCGCCCAACCCGTGGTATCTGGCCTCGGTATGGCCGTACGTTTACAATCAGTGCACCGAGCAATGGACCGAGAGCTACGGCGGATCGAAAACGGTCACGACACAGTTCACGCAGTACGTTGACCAAGCGCAGCCGCAAGTACCCACCAACACCACGAGCGGCACATTTTTCGGGGCGGGAACCGTGGACACCATCACCATCACGAACACCACCTTTACCGTCACGTACCATGGAACGGCGTACCTTGGGCCCACTCTTGGCTCGGTAAACTTCACCGGCACCTACGTCGCCACCCTCAGCGGCACCATGTTGCAGCCGGGCGGCAGCGGTCCATTCAATCCCACTGATCCCACGTATGGCTGGGCAGCACTGACCGCGCAAGCCAACACCCTCTTGGGCAGCTCCAGCATCCCGGCGATTGGTGCGAATGCAGGCATCTGGACGACGATTGATCCCATTTCCACATCACCCGGCTACCAGATCAGCACAAACTACTTCAACAGTTGCACCCTTTGGGAATACGTAGGTGTAGCAGCCAATGGATTCCCCACCGGCAACAGCTTCGACCAAACCCAACACATGCCCCCGAGCATTCTGGACTGGCCGACCCCCAGCCCGAACACGCAGCCAGCCGGCCCCGGCCAACCCGGCCAGAATCACGGTGCCTGTCTGAGCATGAAATCCACCTGGAACCTGAACGGTTTGGGCTGGGGCAACAACGCGGTTTGCGGCGGCATCGCCACCAACCTGCCGCCCGGAGGATTGGCCCAGGTTATGAACGACCACGCCAACATCTTCGCCCAGAAGATCGACCTGACCAATTTCAACAACCCCGGCACCGTCCTGCCTGCGAGCACGTTCGCAAATCCCATCCCTTGGCCGCTGACGGTCACTTTTGGCCCTGGTGATGTGACTGCGGCCATTGGGAGCACGAATTTCGGGTTGCTTGGCTTCCAGGCGGCGGCTTTGTGA